CCTTCCCCATTGGGTTGTTCCTTCCAATTGTTCCTATGTTTCGTAATTTCAGCTTCATGGCCCATGACCCCAACGTCATAAGGCAAAGACGCTAACATCTGTCTGATAGGACCGCCACCTTTAGTTACGGCACCCTCACGGATTGTGCCCTGAATGGCGTCTTCCAGCTTCTGTTTGGTCTTTTCGCCGCCCTTGCTTATTAAAGCACGGATACCTACCCGCCCATCAGGGGTCAAAATAGGCTGATAGCCCTCAAAAAGGCCTGTTGGGTCGGATTTTTGAAGTTTTTCCCAAAAATTCCGCAATTCTTCGTCATTTTTCAGGTTTTGAGTGCCATTTTCAATAAAATCTACGGCAAAAGCCTTTGGATTCTTGGTCATTGGCTTGATATTATTGTGCCAAACTTCCGTTTGGTTAAGCAAATAGCCTAAAGCATTGGCTGCAATGTCGCCGCCACTCTTGTGCATCTGCCCTTGGGCTACTGCTGCTGGGTTTTGGAAGCGATTCCAGCCACCCGTGCCGTGAACTAAGCGATGAACATCGATGCCAGCCAATGGAGCCACCGCATCCATGGCCTTTTGGGTCAGGTCAAAGGTGATTTCACGCGCATCTTCAGGCGATAAAGCCGCAAACTGTGCCCCATACTTCTTATCCCATGGCGATTCTTCGCCCGGTGCGGCCTCAAAGCTGATTTGGCGGTAGTTTTTACCCAGTCCGCTCTCTGCTGTTGGCTCTTTATTCTGGGTAAGCTTCGTCATACCCATCCAGCCAACGGCTTGTACTTCAGCGGGTGTCCAATCAGACCGGCCTTGCCATTTTTTCTTGTTCAAATAATCGGTAAGAGCGCGCCCAAACTCAGCACGGTTTTCATAATTAGCCCCTGTTGGAGAACCTTTCAGGTCCACCTTTAGCTTACTGAGATCGCTCTCATTATACCCAAGACGGCGAAGATGATTGATTAACTCATCATCGACCATACCCGTATCGCGGGCTGTATGAACGTCAACAACGAATGGTGCGCCACCGTGCGGATGGTTTGCCATCCATGAGCGAACACCTTTTCCTTCTGCAGCATCAACAAAATCGGCAATTTTCTGACCTACGCCAGTCATACGTTCATCACGAAGTGCTGCACGCGCCGCCTTTGTGGGGCTTTCAAGGCCACCAAGCTGCATTTCCTCTTCAGGAACTCCACGCTTAATCTGTTCTTTTTGCAAAAGTGCGTTTGACTGTGCGCCTTCTGGAGAAACATTTTGCTGCGCCACAAGCCATGCCCGCATGCTGCGCTTTAATTCATTAGGATCATCGTAATAATTGGCAAAAGTATTGTAAATTGACTTGTACCAGCTACCGGCTTTTTCAATTTCACCCGGTGTAAGAAGCGTTTCGTGGCGCTTCATCCAATCATCAAAGTTAATTTTACCTGCTACAAAGTCTGGCAAACCACGGTTGTCTTTTGGCGCGCGGACAACAATGCGATCATTCGACGGATAGCCCGCAACTTCCTTGCCAGATGCTTCTTTTTCATGACGCTTTGCTTGGGCGCGAAGCCGCTTCAGTCCATCTTCTTCAGGGAACTGAAGACCTGTTCCCTTGTGTTCGTCCATTACACGGCGGTGTTCTGGCGTGACCGTATATATTGGTGCCTTGCCCGGCTGTGCAATTGGTGACGGCCCCTCATCTACGACAGAACGCGCCAGAGCAACTGGATCTGTCTTTTGCGGAGATAGGGCCATTGCCTGATTAACAACGTCATCAGGTGTGCCACCTTCATTCATAACCTGTCGGCCAACATGCGGTAGATAATGTGTTGGATATTCATCTTGCAGCAATCGGCCACCGCGTGCGCGATCTTGCAACTCTGTGTGAAGCTCTCTGCCAGCGTCAGCAAGCGACCCGGTAAGATCACCGGCAAAATCTGCAATTTGTGCCGCTGCAATTGGTCTAGCCAATCCACCAGCAACTGTTTGGGCAATAAGATTAGTACGGTCTACCTTGCGGCCTACACTGTTTGCGGCGCGCAAGGCATCATCGACATTCATTCCCTGATCTAGCAGATAATCTAATGACTGCTGACGCAAACGATCTTTAGTATTTGCGACATAGCTCATCGCATCTTTGGCATAACCCCAAAGAGACTTATCGTTTTCGTCAGCCATAATTACCGCCGCGTGAGCATGTGGTGGATGATTTCAAGCGCTTTATGAAGCACATCATCCTTACTAGATTTCTTAGATGCTGCACCACCGCGCGCCATGTTATCAGATACGCCGCTTTCTTCCTTTTGACGACGCATTGCTTCCATAATTCGCTGATCTGCACCTTCGCTAAAGTCACCACGAATAAATCGGGTTAAAGCATTAGGCCCTTGATCCGCACCACGCTGCACAGTCAGCTGATTTGGGCTTTCCTGAAGGACGGCAGCGGCACGCTGTGCCTGCGCCGCAGGTGAATTGTTGGCGCGATTAATAACCTGACGTGCTGTAGATACGGCAGAATTCGGAGCGAAGTCGCTACGGTGGTATGATACACCCGGACCAGTAAAGCGCGGGTCGCCTGCGCCAAGCTCACGCCCAGACTGTTCCGGCATAATAGCAAAGCCGTCATTAGGAATATTGTCTAGGTTAGGCGATTCTTCACGCGGCGACATATAAGGCGGTCGCCAAGAGTTAGGGTTAAAGTTTGGATCGTTTGGAACATTATCCGAACCAAAATCTTCAGCCCCATAAGACACGCCCGGACCCTGAAGGATGTCGTGATTCGGACTTTCTGTCCTTTCATTAGGCACAACATCTGTGCCACCAGTGACAACATTAAATACGTTGCGCCCAGCTTGGGCTGCTTTCTCTGGGTTGTAGCCAGCGTAGATACCCGAACCAATAGCGCCCGCCCCAATGGCTGCAGGAGCGCCGTAGACGGCCAAGTTTGATGGTTCGCGGGTAGGGATATCTTTTGTCCCCCAAGGGCCTTTGGGTGGCGGTGTACGGGTTAGGCGGGTATCTATAGATGGGACGGTCCCACGGGGGCCAGAAACAGTTTGCCGCGCCAAATCGATAGTTGGATTGGCTGCTGCTGGGGGTGGGGCTGCGGCACCCGGTGCGGCGTACTCAGAGGCGGCTACACTGGCCCTTGGCGCGGCTGATGGGGCGCTTGTCGGGGGACGAATGTAGTCCGGTGGAGGCGGGTTGTTGTAGGCGTTAGGTGTCTTTGCTTCGCCAGCAGGGATGCGCGGACGGGGCGGCATCATCTTTAGGATATCAGCGTCCGTAAGACTAACACGCTCTGCGCCTGCAGGCGGCTTCACATCGCGGGCAAGGGAAAACATCTTGCCGTCTTTAACATATGTGATTTTGTCGGCTTGCGGACCAATTGGAAAAAAATCTTTTTTAACGTTTTCTGCAAGGTCTTTATAAACCTTATCCCAATATGCGGCAGCTTCTTCCGGGCTTCTAAAATACGGTTTGGTCTTGCCCTTGATAACTTCGCCAGCGGCAAGCTTGGCATCTTGTTCCAAGTTCTTTTTAAGAAGATCAAGCGTCTCTTTAAAATCATCGCCAATCATAGATTCAGGGCCGCTTGGCGCTGCACCCTTTTTGCTTCCAGATTTTTTAAGAACAGATTTAGAAATATCTAATGCTTCAGATTTTGCCGACATTACTGACCTCCCATGCCGGGAGGCATAATACCACCCTGTTGGATTTGTTGCTCTCTCTGCTCACGCTCCATGTCTTCCATGGCAGGAACAAACAACGGTTCTACAACGCTTGTGCTTTCAGGATGCACAGCAAGGTTCTGCGCAAGATCGATCAACTGAATGCGTTCACGCGACAAGCGATCTTTCTTCTTTTCGCTGATCTCTTGCTGCGCAAAGTGAACATCGGCCTGAGCGCGCATGGCATCTGCCTGCGCCTTCATCATGTCGATCTGGCCCTTCTGCTGCACTTCCTGTGCCTTGACCTGAGCGGACATAAGAGCGGCCTGAGCCTTCTGCTGATCCGTCTGGATCTTGGCTTGGATCTGTTGCAGTTCTGGCGGCGGTGCAGCCTGCGCATCCTTCGGAGCAAGGAACTGTTCAGGATTGCTCCAGCCCATGGCCTTCAATGCCGCTGTATCAATCGCAATTGGATCGTACATCGATGGATTAGCCTGCTGCAGCTGCTTAAGGCCCATGATCTTCATCATGCGCTGCGTCTGCGATGCCGTATTAGGATCAGCCTGCGGGACAAGTTCATTGTCCTTTAGAGCATTCAAGAATGTCTGTTCGTTCCACTCTGTGGTTGGACGCTTCAGGCGGTTCCAAAAGCTTTCAGGATTCTCACGGAATGTACGTACAAGAAGTTTGAACTCATCAGCCTGCGCGGAATGCATGCGCTTGTGAACGCTATTCAGAACCTTAGTGGCCTGATCGATCATCGCAAGCGTGGTGCCGACTGGCGCGTCTGCACGTCCTTCACCGACCTGCATTTCGCTTGTGCCACCAACACGCATACCTGTCTGAGCCATGTTCTCAACAAGACTCATCAGCGCTCCAGACGGGTCCTTGTAAGGTAGAGGCATGACCGCTTGGCTGATCGGCATGCCGCCCGTCTTCACCACCTGTCCCCCACCCGGAGGAATGCGGAAGATGTTTGTGTTTTGGCGTGCGCCTGTGTCTGCCATCAGGAAGCCGGGGAAGTTTGCGTACATCCCTGCGTCCAACATTTCGCGCCATGCAGCCGTCACCGCGTTGGTTGTGTTGCCAAGTATATGCAACAAGCCAATGTCGTAAAAGCCCATGCCGGGAACAAACGCATATTTGACAAAGTTTTGCCGCGCTTCGGGCAACTCTGCCGTCTCTTCGTCATAATTGCGCACAATCGACAAAATTTCTTTAGTCGAAACGTCAATTGTCACGCGGTACGGGATTTCTAGGCCCGATTCCTTGCCCTTGTACTTATGCTCAAAGCCACGAATATCTAATTCGCAGTAGCATTCGTAGATCTCACGATCACGATCTTCTGGGCTGTATGTCTCTGGCGCGATGCCTTGCTGGTCGTTCTGCGCACGTTGCACCGAATCAAGTTCAGGCGACTTAGGCGTGCCAAGGTCGATATCGCGGTATACGCCAAGGATCTGCAGGCGCTTCACCGTCGAAGGGCGCATGTAAACGCGATGCGTGATTCGCTTGGCTGTTGAAAGGTCTGCGGCTGCGTTGTTGACGATCAAGTCATCAGCATCAACGCTCTCACTGACTGGGCGGTTACGCAGGGGGCAGTAGTAAACCTTCTTAAAGGCAGTGCCGCCAAAGCCCAGCATCAAAAGCATGCGGTCAGTGTCGGGATAGTATTCTGTGGCCACGCTGGTCAGGTAGTGGTTCAGATCCTTTTCAAGCGCTGTAGCTGTGGCGTCATGCTCCACTGTGGTACCGACAGCATCATTGCGGATCTTGACCGGACCATCGGTCGGAAGAAGCTCAGAGCGGGCATTAGCCTGAAAGCGCAGGCAGGCTTCTAAAAGGAGCGGATGACGAACCTTAGACATTCCCTCCACAGGCGCGCCATCTGATGCGCCTGCAAGACCCGGAATTTCAATCTTGAGGCCAAGCAGCTTGATGCCCTGCGCACGGTCTTCAATCCATTCCTTGCGGCTGTCGATATCATCCTGAATGCCACGCATAAGATCATCAGCAATGCGTGTCAGTTCACCTTCATCAATATCATCGACAAGATTGGCAAACCACGTTTTGGCGCGTTCTGCCTCAGTCTTTTCCTTTATAGGCCTGCCATCAAGACTAATGCTGACAGAACCATCAGGATGTTCAATGCGTAGGATATTCCCGCTATCGTCGGTTTCATAACCGGGCTTGCCTTCTTCAATTTCTACAGTGACATCGCCTGCATCAGTGATCGCAGGCTCTTCGTCGCCAAGAAGGCGAAGGTTGTGTGGAACAAGGCCCGGTGTTGGCATAGTCAATCCTTTGATCCGAAAAGCGATTCCATCTCTTCGACAAACAGACGGATGCCCTCTTGTGCGGCCATATTATCATCTTTAGCGTCTATTTTGTAGAACCGCGTGTAATCGTGCGGAGAGCGTCCCCAAACCTCCACGCGGAATGAACCCGGATGGCCCTTCTCAGGCTCCGTCAGGGTATCGACAAAGGCATTGCATAGTACGCGCTGCATAGCATTCACCGTTAAGTCTATCTTAAATGGTCGGGGATGCAGGACTTAAACCTGCGGCCTCCCGCTCCCAAAGCGGGCGCTCTATCTGACTGAGCTAATCCCCGTTCTTTAGCTCCCAATGTACAATGCGGTGGCAATTTGCACATAGGGGCATGCACTTCTTTACCTCCGCTTGGATCTTCTCCCAAGAGTAAAACATCATTTCAGACACATGATGCTCTTTTTCATTTGGGTTGCGGTGGTGAAATTCTAATACACGATGGTCATCATTGTCGCAACGCTCACACTTTAATGTCTTCTTAAATTCATTAAAGCGGGCTGCTGTTTCTGCCCTTTGCTCACGCTTATTCTTATGAAAGCAGGGCTTGCATAGGTTGCGATAGTATTTCTTCCCTTTCACAGATCCGGCAAAAGTAAATGTATCCTCTTCACCCTGAACACCGCACTGACGGCATGTTTTGATATTAGACTGCATAGAGTGGCTGTGGGTTCGCGCCAACGTGTTCGCGCTGTTGATCTAGCTCCGCCGTGAACTCAGCACCACGCACCAACATGCCAGTCTCACGCAGATAGCGCAGGCCCATGCTGACCGTATCCACCAAGTCATCGTGCTTTGCTTTCGGAAACGCAGAACATTGCGTGATGACCTGCTCTGCCCACGACCTGTCTGGCGCGTAGATCAAACCTTCAGCAAATAGATGCTGAATAGAATAAAGCCTTGCTACCTTATCCTGACCCTTGGGATCGACCAGCTGGACGGCAAAGTCTTCGATGTTGAATAGACGCCGCAACTCCTGCGCAACGCTATGACCTGCAGCCTTGTTTTCGATCAGAAGCTTATCAACCTTGCAGTCTTTCATTGTCTGCTGAACACGCTTCACAAGGTCATGCAATTCAAGCCTGTCCTGCCATGCATGCAGCAAAATGATCTTTGGATGCTCTTCCGTGTAAGTGCGGCTTAACTCCACAAGCGACACGCCGTCCTGCTGCCTATTCACTTGGCGCGTAACTTGTGCCGTACCATCACCCCCAGAGAACACGCCCCACACCGTCATGGCGGACATGTCGTTCTCTTGCTTCGTCGTGTATGCCGTGTCCAGCGAAGCTATGATGTAGTCAGCGCCGGGTAAGTAGTCTTGATCCCATAGCTGCCACCATTCACGCTTGATGATGCCGCCGCCCTTGGGTTCCGGCCTTTGCTGTAGCTGCCCTGCAGCTGTCCATGGACCCATCTGCCTTTCAAGAAGCGCGACTTCACGCTCACCAAATCGCTCCGGCCAGAGCAGCGCCCCTTCACGCTTCTCAAGCTCCAGTGCCGCCTCAAAGTCCCGCGCGTAGCGCGCACCGTCATCACCAACGATAACAAGCGGATCACCGTCTTCATCACAACCTCTGGGGTCATTCCAGCCGATGCTGGTATAGCTGTGCCTGCTCCACTCATAGCGCATCGGTAGGCATAGATGCGTCCAGTCCCCCACGTCTTTCTCTAGGATGTATCCAGTCATGTCCTGCTCTGACAGGCGCTGCTGGATGATAACAAACGCGCCAGATTTGGGATCGTTCAATCGCGTGCTGAGAGCATTGTCCCACCACTCAATTGTCTCTTGGATCTTCGCCTCAGAGAAGGCGTCCTGAGCGTTGTTTGGATCGTCAACCACGATGATGTTGCTGCC